TTGAGCAGGATAATGAAACCGTGGCCTGGGTTGAAATTGCAAAGTTCAGCCCTCATCAGACCAGTGCGACATTTTACTATGATCCAAAAGCATCAGATATCAGCACAGCAGTTTCAGGGATGATCGCACGGTGCAAAACATCACATTAAATGCCGCGTCGGCATGTGCGTGATGCAGGATGGATGACCAGGAGACAGAATAAGTTGTCAGGCCAGCCCGAGCACAAGCGCTTGCCTGACAACCTTTTGCACTCTTCTATTCAAAGGTTTTTATCACGCTCGCTTCCGGGCTATGCCATGTTCAAGAGTGGGCAGCCGAAGCTCAGCCTATTTAGCCGGTTCGCAATCGTAGGCACCTCGTATGCGGATCTGACTCTGGCTGGTGCGGACGATTTCAGCTCTTAACAGCCCTTTGCCCTGACGGTTCGTCAGCTCCATATCCACCATCCCCGGCGCTTTGCTGTTTTTCACCAGCAGTTTGACCGTCGCGTTGTCGTAATCGCCCTTCTCTTTCGCAAAGGTGACTTTCTGCGTTTTTGCGCGTTCTCCATTCACCGAGAACCAGCCGCTCTTGTCAGGTTTAAGATAGAACGGCCCGCATTGCGTGGCAGCAAAGGCTGGAGCCGATAAGCTGATTAACGATGCGATAAGGATAAGTTTTTTTAGCATTGGGCTGGCGTCCTGCTGATAGGTGATGAGGGGTCGGGTCGTCTGCACCGAAGAGTGAGTTCCCTGCTGCACGGCTCGTAATAAAGAGCAGTATAGTCAATGACACCTGCATTATCGCCAGTACAGGGTCATAGACTCAGCAAAGGGATCGGCCTTGATGCTGGCAACGCACTACCCTAATCCACTGCCACGCAGGCGTGCCTTGTTCAGCGGAATCAGCTCACTAAACCTGCATATTCATAATTTCACTTTGAATATTCAGCCAGTCAGGTTGCTGTGCGTTGAGGCGTGGTTTTACAGAGACATACCGCAAGTCACAAACTGCCGTGGTGGTGGTTTTGAGGTGATTTGCGGTATTTTTTTGTGCTACATGTGTGCTACGGCTAAATCGTAGGCCGCAGAGGCTCATAAACTGACATCACCTCCGCCGTCACTTTCCCCAGCACGATAATCCCATCCATGCCCTCTCCGTCGATCGTCTCACCATCTGAGGTGATAATCCCGGTTTTGAATAATCTGCCCAGTTGCGGAAACTCACCGAGCTGGAACGCGACCTTGTCGCCTGGTACTGGCTTCAGTGATTTGTCGGCGAGTACGAACCCGTCAGGCGTCTCAATCAGGATCATGTTATTGCGGTGCGGCATCAGGACATCGTTCAGGTCGATGCGCTTTTCAATATAGTCGTTTGCAGGTGATGGAAATCCCATAGCTACCTCACGTATCCCATGTTGCGTAACGACCAGGTCTTATTCTCGCTTTCCTCTGTGACCAGCTCGAAGAAGAAGTTCTGGTAACGGCGAATCCAACGATTACACTCCGCCAGCGTCCAGACGTGATTCACGTCATCCAGTCGCTTCTGGAATGCCGCAGTGGTTAGCGTCTGTCTTCCCCTACCATCCAGCACTAGCGAGCCCATGAAGGCCGCCTGTATGTCACTCTCTCTCGCCATGATAAATCCTCCTCTGATAAATACTGTATGGATAAACAGTAATATCGATCGGTAGATTTGATCAAGGCGTTCTGGCACACAGATTTGTAAAGGGTTTGAGGGGAAAGGGATTTTTGGTTGGCATATGCCCGGCATGGTGACTAATCTCAAATGACCCACCCCGCAGCCTGCTCAGACAGGAGCGGCTGAGTCATTGCCCGGTCGCCGGGCTTTTTTATGTGCTGAATTTTAAAGGATCGATTCCTTGATCATCACCTGGCACGATGACAAAATCCGGTATCTTTTTTTTAAGGTGTCACCATGGCTAAATTATTCGCCCGTTATATGACGATTGGAGTTCTTAACACGCTTATTCACTGGGTCGTGTTTGCCATCTGTATCAAGAATGGTCAGAGTCAGTCAGTCTCCAACTTCATAGCCTTCTGTGTTGCCGTGACTTTTTCATTCTTTGCAAACGCCCGTTGGACCTTTAACTCTGAGGCAACAACCTTCAGATACATGATGTATGTGTTCTTCATGGGTGCCGTAGCGACTCTTATTGGAGCATCTGCAGACCGGCTGCACGTAAATCCTGTAGCTACCCTTGTTGTATTTTCTGCAGTGAGCCTTATTTGCGGATTCCTTTATTCTAAATTTATTATTTTTAGAGAGAAAAAATGAAGATATCTCTAGTCGTTCCCGTCTTCAATGAAGAAGATGCGATAAGGCATTTTTACAGTGCCGTAAGATACAAAGACTTCTTGAAGCCATATGAAATAGAGATTGTCTTCGTAGACGACGGCAGCACAGATTTCACGCCGCAACTGATGAAGGATATGCAGGAAAGTGATCCGTTAGTTAGGAACGTGTTCTTTACGAGAAACTTTGGTAAAGAAGCGGCACTATTCGCAGGGATAGAGTGTGCCACTGGTGATGCGATCATACCTATTGATGTCGATTTGCAGGACCCGCTGGAAGTAATTCCACTACTGATTGAACGCTGGCAATCCGGCGCAGATATGGTTCTGGCTAAGCGTACTGACAGAAGTACTGACGGCCACTTGAAGCGCAAGACTGCAGAGTGGTTTTACCGACTACATAACAAAATCAGCTCTCCTAATATTGAGGAAAATGTAGGCGACTTCAGACTAATGTCCCGCAACGTGGTTGAGAGCATCAGGCTTCTGCCTGAGCGTAACCTATTTATGAAAGGGATTCTGTCATGGGTTGGCGGCAAAACAGAGATTGTTGAGTACACCCGTGCGGAACGCGTTGCTGGTACGACTAAGTTTAATGGCTGGAAGCTATGGAATCTGGCTTTAGAAGGGATAACTTCATTCTCAACGTTCCCATTGCGCATGTGGACTTATATAGGATTCTTCGTGGCCTCGCTGTCGTTCCTGTACGGCGTATGGATGGTCGTCGACAAATTGATTTGGGGGAATCCCGTGGCAGGCTATCCGTCAATACTGGTATCAATTCTGTTTCTTGGCGGGGTGCAGCTGATAGGGATTGGAGTTCTGGGGGAGTACATTGGAAGGATATACATCGAAACTAAAGGGCGACCTCGCTACATAATTTCTAAAAAGGAGAAGGATTGAGATGAATGGACTAAGTGGTTTAGAGAAAAAGCTTGCATGGGTTTTACTATTTGCATTGGTGTTTTTTTTAATAGTATCGCGGCGGCCAGACATAATTTTCAACGCTCAACCATGGGCTGAGGATGGAAAAATATGGATGGAGAATATTTATAATAATGGTTTCTGGAACTCGCTGCTGTTCCCACAAAATGGATATTATCAGACTATATCCCGAATCACTTACGGTATAGCATTACTCGCTGGCCTTTCTAAGGCAGCTTTGGTAGCGAACGTGATCGCGATCAGCATTAGATGTTTTTTTGTGATGTTTGTTTTATCCGGAAGAATGTCATTTATAAAGCTACCGTATCGCATTGCAGCAGTGTTTTACTTTTTGCTGATGCCAAATCTGTCTGAGGGATATGTGAACATCACAAATGTTCACTGGTACCTATCTCTGTATCTTATGGCAGTGGTCCTGGCTGATGAGGGAGAAGGGCCATTCTGGAAGATCCATGATTTTACCCTTCTGATTATCAGCTCTCTCAGCGGACCTTTCGTGGTATTCATTGCGCCATGCCTGCTGATTAAGCGAGTGTCTCAGCGCGGTGGTATTGTCCAAGTTATAAAGGGTATCAATGCTTTTGATATCACTATGGCCGTATGTTGCATTATCCAGGTCGCAGCTATCCTAAGTTCATCTGACGCTGGCAGATCTTCAGCCCCACTCGGAGCAAGTATTAGCCTCCTGGCCGATGTCATCAGTTACCGGGTGATAGGTGGTTCGCTATTTATGAACGAACTTATATCAGGCATGGGAGCTATGCATGGATTGAACCTACTGCTTTTCATCGCGCTATGTGTGCTGGTGTTGATTTGCTTCTTCAGATGCGGGTGGCGCTTCAAATCAGCGGCTTTATTCCCGGTGTTAATGATCGGGTTTGCTCTCGCAAAACCTATGATGAGCCTTGATCAGCCACAATGGCCAACCTTACTGATCCCTGGTGGCGGTGAACGATACTTTTTCATCACTAACTTTGCATTTTTCTGTCTTCTTCTTTTTGTAGTGAACTGGATCTCCCCCCGATCCCTGGCACCACTTATAATAATTTCAATCGTGGCATTGCCAGTCTTATTGCGTGGCTTCCCAATACAGCCAATGTCCGAGGTGGGTTATCGTCAGGATATAAATACATTCGACGCATTGCCTTCAGGAGAGTCGATGCAGATTCGCATCAACCCCCCTGGATGGAGCATGCAACTACAAAAAAAATAAAATAAGGGCCATGTGGCCCTTTTTTATTTCCCTACTACCGTGTAATCAACGCGTGCTGATATCCCTGACGTTCCGTTGATAAAGAATCCAGTAAACCCTACGTTACTTCGCGACGTTACAATCACTGAGGTTTGACTTGCTCCTGAGTCACCATTTACCGCAATCACACTGATAATTCCGTTAGGGAAGGCAACGTTAAAGTTCACGCTGAAAGCTCCGCCAGTCCCCAGCGTAACGGTCTTTGACCCCATTTTCTGGATGTAGCCATGACCAATATCAGTTGAAACCTCACCTCCAGTTTCGTATGTGCTTGACGTATTAGTTTTCGCATTCGTGCTGGTGTTAGCGTACTCACTTCCACCGCCCAGAATCGTATTACGGTACTGGGTACAGTTGGAAGATGATCCGGCAAATACGACACCAAATTTACCTGATGGGATTTGGATGTGGTTATCGTGCACCCGCCCGTTGATACTAGCACCTGTTACCTCTATGCCATTTTCCCCTGTATCAGTGCTTCGGCCTTCCAGGAAGTTATCATGAACATCAAAGCTTTCCACATCAGACAGAAGGATATGGTTAATTGCATCATCTGAAGTTGGGTCTGCATAAATCAGGTTGTCAGAGATATCCACTTTACCGTGATGGTTGATATAGATGCCACGCTGCATATATTCAATCTGAGAGTTGTGGATGAAAACCTGTGGTGGGAAATACGCAGAAACGCCAGATTCCTGTGCTTGCGCGTAAATACCAATGTTGCAACTATTGAAATTGCAGCTATTGATAAATGTACCTTCAATACCCGGATTCGTATGCGTAATTAACCAGATACCATTGTTAATATTGTTAGCAAAGCAATTGAAGAAATTACAGAAGAATACCCCTCCCAGCGTAGACTCAACCAAGAATGCTGAGGCAATCAGATTAGATTTCGTAACGCTTGATACACCACCAACGCCAAAGAAATAACACTCGGTAAGCTGAGGGTAGACAGGGTCTTTAAGATAACACAGGCCTTTTCCCCAGTAGCCATTAGCTGCTGTACCTCCAACAGCACCGCCGTAGGCTGTGACTTCCTTCAGAACAACGCTCTTAGGTGAAGCGCCTGAAGAATGAACCGTAATTGCAGGAACAGCAGTCACTGCACTTGTCACAAATTGCATACCTTCAACGCGCACTCTGCTTACAGCAGTGGTAGTCCCTGCAGCGAATCCTTGGGTTGTTGATCCTGATGTCCACTGGAGCAGACTCGCCTGAACACCCTCACCCCGCCATGATACATTCGAATTGGCGCCATTCCAGGTTATAGCAGCAGACAGCGTGTACCGCCCGCGTGGCACGGTAATTTCAGCACCATATAGCTGATTTGCTGCCCATGTAGCAGCTGCCTGAAAAGCAGATGTGTCATCAGTTGAGTTGTCACCTTTTGCGCCAAAATCTTTCACAGATATCGACTCAAGATTCTTTTCGTGTTGATTCCTTATCGCCGAACTAGCCGAAGGCTGTTTAACAGCCACTAAAGAATCACCAGCACCATCGGCCGGACTACCTAGCGCTCCCGATCCAACACTAATCCACTTACCAGTACCCACCCCGCCACTTGAGGATGGTGTCGACCCGGCTACGACGTTTTTTGGAAAAACACCATCCCACCTGTAAAACTCCCCAGTTAATGTATCTCTAAGCATTTCATTAGGTAATGTTAAAGTAGCCCCGCCCTGAAAGGAATCAACAGGGATATACCCAAATTTTGATATTGCCTGCTGCGCCAGCCAGCGCAACCCTTCAATGGTATAATGCTTGCCCCCGAATCTATCCGCATATGTTTGCTCGATAGACGTAGCAAACTCATCAATTTTACCGGCATTGAACTTTAAATCTATTGGCGATTCGCTTGGTACTGGAAGCAGGGTTGGTTGAGTGGCCATAATTTTTCCATAAAAAAAGCCAGCGCTAAGGCTGGCATGATGTTAAGAGGATAGTGTCAGGGGTAAATCAAATCGTTATATTCAGCGAGGGTTAAAGCTGTTGTCCCATCACTATTTGGCTGCTTTTCGCTTATCACCCATTGAGTGGCGTCAAGCTCTGCAATGGTTGCGATTACGTAACGGGAGGGAGACTGAACGTCATACCCGTCAAAGATATTCAATGCCATCTGCGGGATAGCCGCGGTGAACCCAAACGCTGTGTCGGAACGAGGAGATGCAGGATAGCGAGTAGATGAATTACCCATGGAATCTGTAATGACGACATACATCGAGCCGGTGAAGTTGATTCGCTCACTGGTTTCAAAGGAATTATCACTGCGCGAGATGATGTACCCAGCTTGCTGATTGGTGTCGTAGATGTCCGGAACCTGAACCATATCACCTACATTAACCCACTCCCCATCAGCCAGGGCTGTAATAGCCATGCTCATACGGGAATAAAGAAGCCGCCGGCACTCCTTCTGAGCACGGAAGTCAGCCTGAAAACCATCTCGGATATACATCATCTCGAACTTTTTGGCTTTGATTGGCTGGCCTACTTCGATCTGATTGTTTCTTACCCGGTAACGTATGTAGGCCTGCTTATTGGTGGTCGGATTGCGGTATTGGACCTCAACGCCGTCATACCCGCCAGGAAGCGTCATGTCGTAGCTTAAAGAATATCCCGAATCAACAGTGTTCGACCGGTTAAATACAGTTGCTGGGACACTTCTTTTCGCGTCGAGCGTGAATGATAGAACGCTGTCATCCCAGTAAACGCTTACCCCAGCAGCATCACAAATGGTCTCCATTCTCTGCCCCAGCGACACATCCTCATCATCAAAGGTGTAGTCAAAATAGCTAAGCCGCTGGTCTCGGGCGTCGAGTTCGGCCTGAATCTGATAGAGGCCATATATATCGATTGAGCTTTCAGGCTGACCGCCAATTACGATCCAATTGTGCAACGCAATATCTGCAAACTTTCGTGATGCCCTAATCGTGTAATCGACTTTCTGCGTGCTCAGGTTGTACGTGATCACATGCCGGTTAATGAGGGCGTTGTATTTCCTGTCTCGTGCACTGGTGGCATTCTCTGTCTGCCTGACCGTAACACGCACCAGCGTGTCATTGGGGTAACTGACATTCGTGCGTATATTTACGCTGTGAATGGCCTCGACCTTGAGCTTACTGTTGTCACCACTGTTATCTGTACGCCGGAATGTCACTGCATATCGACCATAGCCGCCAGCAGGCGTCAACTTATCTGTGCGATAGAAGGTGTCGGATGTAGACTGGTGCGGCGTCGTCTGGCGGTAAATGAAAGTCTGCGTTGTTCCAGGCACCTGTACATTGTCATCATCGATTTTCCAGATCGTAACCTGCCAGTTAGCCTCACTTTTGCCGCCCAATCCTGACTGAGTGTGCAACCACAACTGCGATGATTGTACCGGTGAAAAGAAAGGGCCAATCGCCAGTGCTTGGTTGTCATTAAGAATGAACTTAGTCGTGTTGATTGTTGCAGTAGATATGTATGAGGCGTTTGAGCCTTCAATGCTGTCGATGACGAAATTGTAGTAATAAATCGGCGCTGTAACAGAGCCATTGGAGGTCTGCGTGGCCGATATCAAATTGCCTGATAATGTGAAGTCCTGAGTAACATTCCCGCTAGCCGTTGGGTATGTAGCATTCACCACAAAGGATACGGCATGGGGTAGCGCGAGGCCCATGAAGTAGTCAAAGCTCGCTTGCTTGACAATCTTCATTAGTATCTGTCCGCCGGAGTAGCTTCCGCTTATCACAGTGCTGGCAGTGGCGCTCTCAATTGGAAAATCTTCTGACTCATTCTTGCCGGGAACCTCCTGCCCGTCTACGTCATCGAACTGATAGCCTTCATTTATCGTGCCGATCACATCGCCTGGGTTATATACAGTAAACGACGCCCCCGCCATAGAGCCTAGGTTGCTTTCTGAATATCTGACCGAGCTGACTGTGTACCTTCCAATACCAAAGTTCATGAACTCGGTGAGGTATTTGAGGTTGCCTGAATACTCGAACAGAGACTCCTGAATAAGGTCAGGGAAAGCCCTAATCAGACCATAATTGTCAGGCTTTGCCTCACCATTACGAGCGAGGTTAGACTGACCCTTAAGGCTGTTATTCGACGAAGTTTTGCTTTGCCCGATATTGCCTGTGCCAGGCTGCTTGATAAGCCCGCTCATGATTTTCTGAGTAAACTTTATCGGGTTGAAGTGTTCGAGCGGGTTAAGGAGGGTTTTAGCCAGACCGCCTGATTTAGGCTGGTCGAAGATGATAATCCGATCTTCTTCTTGCAGGTTAAAGCCGATATCGTCATCGTCACGCAGTTCTTGTCCGTTAAGACTGATGCGTAGTTCGTTATGAAGATTCTGGCCTGCCAGCCACTCATTGAACGGCACACCTGCTGGGGCTTTAACTCTCGCTTTCGGCAGTCCCGGAACACGCTGAATCTGGACGATAGGCATACTGATAGAACTCCACACGCGTGAATAGTTTTTGTATTGTTCGGATACTGTCTGAGCGCACATGCCCACTCTCTCCGCGGCTGTGCAAGGCGCGACCATCAAGAATCAGTCCGACGTGAACAGGCTGGCTGCCGTACCAGGCAATAAATATTCCGTTGTCAGTGAATATATCCGTTTGCCGCCAGTAAACGACCTCGCCTGTAAAGCACGTCAGGAAGTCGGCGCCAGATTCGTAGTCAGGCTGATGATGAATCTCTACGCCCATCACATGGCGGTAGTAGAGAACTACCAGCGCCCAACAGTCCATCGCCTCAAAGGTGCATGACCTGTCACGCCATGGCACACCTGTCACCTTTTCAATGAACTCAGCTTTAAGCATTCTGTAACCCCGGAAATTCCTCTGGCGTGTACAGCCGGCCAACATTGTTGTTAAGCGGATTTTTAAGCGTCAACGTAACGGTCACATCATTCTGATCCATGCTTACGTCGTTGACGTAGAGCGTCCATGGCTTGAGTGGGGTGTTCATATCCGCCGAATCAAAACGCTGGTATGTGGCCGAAATTGGAGTGATGCGCGCATACCCCCGCCAGAGCTTAAGTTGCTGCTTAAAGTCCTGTGCGAGACGGCTGAATTTGACGCTGCAATCAATAACAGGAGTTGAGCTCTGCTGGCTTTCGTTGATTTCCATGCGGCACGGTGTATAGATTTGGCCAGCAAAGGTTTTGGGGAACACTTGCTTGTCTACCAGCCTGATATAGCCGAATGTCTGGTTATAGAACGTCAGCGTGTCGAAAAGCACCCGGTTGGGCCGCTGGCTTTTGAACTCTCTGAAAGTCGGCATTAAGGCACCCTTGGTAATGATTCCTTATCCCGCCCGTCGGGATAACCAGTGACGACAATGTCCAGCCAGCTACCCCATGGCGGCGGAAGCTCAACCAGGATGTCGTCGAATTCGTCATCTGAGTTATTCAGTTCTCTGGCTATTACGCTGCCCGTCCAGGTGAACACAGACCCGCTCTGGTTCCATGTTGGATAGGCGGTGAAATGAAGCTCCTGAACTTCCAGCCCTGAGTCGCCTGTCCCGGTCGATAGCCTCATGCTGAACCACTGATTGCCGTTATCCAGATAGTTAGGACTGCGCAACCACTGGTAAAAGGCACGGTGCTGATCACGTGTGAATATCCACGTCAGGCTGAATGAGGATTTAAGGTCGTCAGTAAGCTTCTGGAAGATTGGCGCACCAACCTGTGGCTGGTCAGTGCGGAATCCTGTGTCGCTGGTGACGTTTTTATTAGACTTCTGAGCCAGCGGGAGCCAGTCAGGATAATCAATAGCCATTATTCTGTAGCCCTCGCTGATGCTGTTGTGTTGCGGGTTATTGCCTGCCTGATCGGCCCGCCCTGGTTCAGGTCTGCCACAATGACGTCTATTGTCAGCCCGCCGCCTGTGTTATTAGCCTGAGCATCAACCGTGGCGCTGGTGTAATTCTGTATGTTGATAACCACACCACCTGAACCGCCCGCTGATGACGTCATGTCTTTGTTGCTAATCACTGAACCGTTATCGCCGGGGATCATATATTGCTTGCCACTGCTGGCCTGATAGATTTCAGGCATGCCGCCCTCACCTACCTGATACATGGATCCGGCCGATACAGGACCACCGTTTTTACGCTTGCCAGCTAATCCGCCTGCCAAAGCCATTCCCGCGATTAAGGCACCTATACCAATGACCGCCGCGCCACCAAATGAGCCGATTGAAGCTGCTGCTGCCGCTGGCAGCCATGCAACTGTGGTAGTCGCAGCTGATGCTGTACTGGCTGCTGTAGTGGTTGCAATCCCTGCTACCGAAGCAGATGTTGTCGCTGCAGTTGCTGAGATTTGCGCGGTTGAACCCATTACGGCCGATTTAACCCATTCAACACCCATCTGGACGAAGGAGTTGATCAGGCTGTTCAATGCATTGCTTGCCAGCGAAGACATGGCTTCTTCGGCACTCATGCTGCCCGTAACCATGCCAGTGAATGCATTGGATGCATTACCAGCAATGGAGTCGAATGAAGCAGCGACAGCCTCGTTACCTGCGCTCTGATTGCGCCACATCTGCCACATAGCTGCAGTGCGTTGCTGGTCATACTGCAGGTTAAGAGAGTTTCTGAGAGCAAGGCTTTGCTGCTCGGTGATTACCTTCTGATTCTCGAATTGCTGAATCAGCGCAAGCTTCTGTGCATTCTCATTCGCTAGCGCCTGAACCGGGTCGACTGTTCCTGCGGCTGCCTGCTGAGGATTTACAGCCTGGTCAGCGCGGATTTTTGACAGATTGGCCTGATGCTCCTGCTCAAGACGCTCTGCTGTTTCGTTGTACTGCTCCTGGCTAATCTTTTTGGCTGACAATGCAGTCTGCAGGTCAGCTACATCCTGCTTATAACTGGCATCTGCCTTTGTTTCGGGGAGCAACTTTTCTGCTGCTGCCTGCGCCCGGATTGCGTTGCCGGTATCCCACTTAGCTGCGGCATATTGCCCAGCAAGCCTGATATCGTTCTGCGTTGCCGCACTACCCAATGACTGTTGAGCAGTGAGGATTGCCTGTTCTCTGCTGAGTTCGCGAGTTGAATCGCCAGCCAGCTCTGACTGCTGCTTCAAATTAGCCAGTTTCTGCGCTATTGACTCAGCCTGAGTCTCAGCTTTCTGACCGGCAGCCAGGCCCTCCTTCGTTTCTTTGTTCCTGGCTGCCTCTGCTGCCTGGAGATCGTACTGTGCCCCAGCCAGTTGACCTGCGGCGTTAACCTGATTCTGGTTGCCACCTTTATCAGCTGCCTCCATACGAGTTTTGGTTACAGCGCGGAGGCGTTTATCGGTTATAGAAAGAAGCGTGTTTTCATCAGCCAGATCTTTGTTGTAGGCATCTGCCTTATCACTGCGAGGGATTTGCAGGCTGGTAGAGTTGAACTTGTCCTTTGCACGGCTGGCGAAGTCGATGGCATGACCGAACTGATTCATCAGACCGCTAGCAACGCCAGCAGCGTCGCCGTCACGTTTTAGTAAATCGATCCCCTGCGCAAATGTGCCATTCATCTGCGCGCGAAGAATACCGGTTTTGCTGACAGTCTGGCTGAGCTTCTCTTGCGCTGATTCGTTCTGCGCCAGCAACTGAGTGTGCTCACTTTGGACATCAGCAAGCTCAGAGAGCGTGACTTTATAGAGAAGACTTCCCTCTTCAAGAGATCCGAGGGTGCGACGCAGCCGCGACTGCTGTAGCTCGTTGGCTTCAAGTGTGGACTGATTGTCTTTTAAAGCATCGGCCTGAGCACGGATTGACTTGCTGGCGTTGTCGATTTCAGCAGCAAGCTGAACCTGGCTCATGCTTTTCATTTTGGCAATGACGCCATCAAGCTTGTCAGCAAAGTCGATGCTTTCCTGCCGCGCCTGCTGCATCTTCTGATAGAAGTAGAAGATTCCGGCTGCAGCTATAACCGCCGCTCCAACCGGCCCACCGATAAGGGCCAGTGCGCCACTGGCAAGAGATTTAATCGTGGTAGTGGCAGTCACTGCAGCAGCTGTTGCTGTTCTGGTTGCGGCAGCCTGTGCAATCTGGGCCTCTGCATATGCAGCAGATCGCTGGATAGCCACTGACTTTACGGCATTGAGATTTTGCAGGGCAAAGCCCTCTGCCGAAGAACCTTTGGCAACGTTGTACTCAGCCTGAGCAAGTGCAAGAGAAGACAGAGCAGCTTCTTTATCCAGAAGCGCTTTGCGTGCAACAACTCCAGCTGATGTTGCTGCTGCAGTGGTTGATTCTGCGGTTGCAACAGCCTGTGCGCGCGCAGCCAATGCATCGTCAACTTTTGCTTTGGTAGCTAGTGCTAATGCACCAACATACCTCCCTCCGAAAATAACTGCGGCAGCAGCAACCACGTTGGCGACCACATCCAGATTCTCACTTAAAGATATAACGCCTTGGTTAAATATCTTGATTGACGTGCTCACGCTGGAACTTTCGCCGACAAATTTAGTAATGTTATTTGTGGCGACGGTGAATGCCTGCCCCATAGTCAGTGCAGTGTTTGCGAACTCCTTCGCAATGGCATCGCTTTGCTTCAGCAGGCCATTGACAACTACCTCAGTCGTCAATTTCCCCTGTGCAGCCATGCCACGAAGCTGACCAATAGTTACGCCAAGAGAATCAGCCAAAGCAATAGCCAGACGACTGCCGTTTTCGGAGATCGAATTGAATTCTTCACCACGCAGAACGCCGGATGCCAGCGCCTGAGACAACTGTGTCATGGTGGAACTGGCTTCTTCCGTTGTTGCGCCGGAGACTGCGAGACCCTTGTTGATTGTCGTGGTTAGCTTAATCAGATCTGCCGTGCTGGTTCCCGCGCTCCTTGTTGATCGCTCAAGACGGCCATAAAGGGTTGCCGTTGCCTCCAAGCTTGACCTTGTGTCCTGAGAAATATTGAAGACTCGCTGTGTAACATCTGCAAGCTGCTCATTGGCACCTACGGAGTTGGCCAGCTTGTTATTTACCGTTACCCATGCGTTGCCATACTCTGCAATCTGTTGCACGGAAATGGCAGCAGCTAAAGCTGAGGCGACTTTAGTCAGAGAGGAGAATGACTTCTCTGCATTCCCAACAGATTTGGCAGTACTATTAAAGCCCTGGTCGAGCTTGTTGAGGCGATCGCTTACCTGACGCTGACCCTCGATAAGCCTAGCGACATTCATTTCAATCTCATAAACGATGTTGCCAACCTGCCGCTCGCTCGCCATACATCTATCTCCGGACATAAAAAACCCGCCGTAGCGAGGTCAGTTAAGTTATAGTTTTCAGAATTAACAGAAGTAATAAATTGGTAGGAGGTTACTTTGGACGCAAAAATCTACATGGATGTGTTTACATCCATTGATGTAAATGGATTCGTAATTAGGGCATCTCAAACAGAGGACTCAACCGGCACTGTCCTGCGGGTGCATCTGCTATGTGAGAAAATGATAGAGGCTTGGGTGTGTGCTTCTACGGGCTTTGCTCAACTTTTTGATGATGATGGTAATCAACTATTGATTGAGTGCAGTACTAAATTAAAACTAGCTAAGAACACTGGTTTACCTGACGGCTTGTATAAAGCATTCAAAGTCATAAACACTCTAAGAAATGATGTCGCTCACAACCCTTCCAAGCAGGACATCCCCGACACCAAGATTTCAAGCATACGCGCCCATTTAGATAATCACCTAAAATCAAAAAATAAAGACATGACTGAAAAGCATTACATTCAAACACTCAGCGATAAGGGTGATGAAATGAAATGCGTAACGTTTGATTCCTCAGAATCTAGCAACAAGCTAAAGCTTTGCCTTGCCTTGAATATCATTGTTGGAGAAATGACGGTTGAAGTCGCTTCTAGAAACAAAAAATGGGATAACGACTTTAGACAGAAGTAACTACAAGCATTGGTTGGCTACTATTTCCAGAAGCCAACCTTTTTGCCTTTTTAGCAAGGTAGTCATCTGCAACCTGATCGTACTCTTCCCGCGTGAAACCCTTCTGGTCAGGGTATTTAGCTGCAAGCATGTGCTGAAACTCGGTCATCGTTAATTGTTCGGCTTCTGAGCGAGTCATGCTGAAATGATTTCGGGCCGCGCTGACGTAGTCAAAGGCATTAAACTCTGTCGTTGCGTTGCCGCTTTCGTGGCGCTGTAACTGGCGAACCTTTGCCTTACCGATGATGCCGTGAGTTATTAGTGATTGCGCGATTAGCAGCAGCTCAAAGTCACCCATCAGCCCCATGCGTCGCTTAAATGGCCTGCCTTTGGTTCTGGCCGGACGGAATTCACCGATAAGGGCAGACAGATCATCTTCGCAGCATGCCTCCATAACTGTCATGGCGGCCATAAGCGCCCTCTTGCCGTAACTGCTGCCGCGGATGTGCTCGATTAGCCAAGCTGGAACGTGCCCATATGCGGCAGTTGCTCGCTCTATTAGGGGTGTAAGCTCATCGTGGTGCAGGTCCGCAAAGGCCTGAACAATCTCCTGCGGCTCACCTATTCGGCTCATAGCAGCGAATGATGGCCGGAAAAAATATTCATCTTCACCTGCGGTAATAAGGCACTCACCAATCTCTTTATACGGCGTCATGTGGTCTCCATAATCATTATCAATGGGCCGAAGAAGCCAGCCCATTTGGAATGGTTACGAAGCAGTAACCGTTACAGTTGTGGTACCTGTGAAATTGCCGTCGTTCGACTTGAAGGTGATCGTCGCTGTGCCGGCGGCCACACCAGTAACCAGACCGGTGCTGCTGACGGTTGCTTTCGTAGCATCTGATGTTGTCCATGTGCCGGACTTGTCAGTTGCATCAGCTGGCAACACGGTGCCTGTCAGCTGGCGAGTTGCACCAACTACGACGGAGGTAGTCGCTGGAGTAACGGTAACGCCTGTAGCAGGAACGTTGTCATCCGTATCGACAACCTGGATGGTATCGGCTGCCGCCACCTTGAACTCAGTAGAGAAGGTGATGATGTCGTTAGTGCCGCCGTCAGAGCTCAATGCGTTGATCAGCATGTAGCCGATGAACGTGATTGGCCCGAATTCCATGCGTACCCACAGAGTAGGCTGGCGTGCTGCCTGAATCTCAGTGTTGAAATATTTAATCAGGCGACCAACGCCATACTGGTCCAGCTTATCGTTGCGGCGCACCTCACCCTCAAATGAAATGGTGAAGTCAGCGTTAGTAACGATGTTCTCTACGTAGCCTTTGGTGTCATCGGCATCTGAGGTCACGCTGTTGGGCGAGAAGTCGAAGCCTTTACTGGTGCCTGCAGCCAGGGCCTTCCACTCTGACTCCTGCGGTACTGTATCGGCGCAACCATCAGCTACTTCGAGCACAATGGCGCGGCCAAACAACTTTGTGTTGTCCGTTGGGCAATTTGCTGCCATGGGTAATTCCTCTTTTGATTAACTTTCGCCGTAAGAACAGGCAAATTGCAGGCGCCAGACCATACGCCCCTCTGCCGTGGGGATTGGTGATGGTATGCCACCCATATTGGTGATTTGGCCGACGCAGGAGTCGCTGATAGGATTTTGCTGCACGTAGTCGATGATGGCCTGCACGTCAGACTCTGACTTTGCGTAATCTCCTGCAGACTTGCCAGTGATGAGGTCAACAAGCACGTAATGGTCTGAGCCGATATCTCTGTCAACCGGAGAGCCACCGTTAGGCCTGAACACGATGAACCGCTGCTTCAGGTCGCCCGTATCAGTCCAGATGAGTGACTGAACCGAGTATCCCGACGTCAGCCCGGCACCGATAAGAAGGTTTTTAACACGCTGATGCATTGGAGGATTCACAGGCTCATCTCCTTTTTAATGGTGCGGTCGATGAGGTCGCGAGTATCCTCGAAGCCTTTGGTCAAAAACTCCTTCTGGGCTGTAGCCCTGCGGAAGGTCTGCGGCACATTCGGATCGTGAACATAAACCGCATAGTTAGCCGAGTAACCAACCCGCCCGGTTAGACGCGTACCTTTGATGTCCAACTCTCGATACTGGCTGTTGATGAGGGTGGACGTGTCGATAGGCGTGTACAGCGCCGCCTGTGATGAGCCGATGATTAATGCGCCTTGAATAGCCCTGACAGCCTTCCTGCCCTGAATGTCGCCAATCAGTGCGTTGAGATTCTGCTGAGCCTGGCGGGTGCCGCGGACCTTTACTCCCATATCAGACCCCCGTCAGAATTGCATAATCATCAACCAGCCGCTCAAAGGTGTCCGCATAGCGAATAGCCTGCATAACCTCATCAGCGCCCGCTGCGATCGGATCAGGATTGATCGACGCACCAATCAGGATGTAATCACCGGTATCTGCCAGTGCATACTCCGTCCATATGGTGTTCTTGACCACCTTCTCGCCGCCTATCGCCCCTAACCGCTTGCTCAGCCCACCCTGATAGTCGCAGGCAATCACAAGCGGTTCAGACCAGCCCAGAGAATCGCCGTACTCATCCAGCCCCAAAGACTTCCAGATGGTCGCCTGCGCCGTGTATGACCAGCTGGCTAAAGATGACATGTCATTCCCTCCAGCTGATTACAGTGGGCTTTCCAGCAGCGATGCGAGGGCAATTAATCCGCCACTCGCCAGCCTCGTTAACGTATCCAGTAGTCTGTGCGCCCATGTCGGTTTTCACCCACACCCGGCTGAATGCCTTGGGTAGCCTCTCCGATACGGTAATCCACATCAGCAGCCCCCAACCACGTCAAAGAACCCAACGCTGCTGCCTACATCAATCGGCAATGATGACGTACAGCCAGAAGTATCCAGCGCGGCGAGAGTGTTGCGCATAGTCTTCACATCACCGCTGTAATCGAATGACCGGGACGCCCCTGAAGGCGCTGACTGTGATTTGATGCGCTGGCTGTATGCGGTGATAGCCATCAACGTCACGGCGTACACCTGAATCAGCATAAGATCGCATTCATCGTAGCCAGCCGCCTCCAGGCACATGCTGATACTGCCTAACTTGCACAGATAGGCATCAATCATGAAGTCCGGGACCGCGTAACCCAGCGCAGATAACTGCTGTTTAACCTGCGCCGCCGTTATCTGCACTGCCATGGTTACTTATCCTTCTTGATTGCGGCCGCCAGCGCTGCTTCGGCATCGTCAGCTCGCTTGGCTTCTGATTCCAGAGCGGATGAGTGCTCTTTCTCTTTCGACTCAGCCGCATCCTGCAGAGCTTTAATCTGCGCATTCGCATCATCGAGCTTTGCCTGCAGAGCGGAGGTGTCGCCCGCTGACGGCGTGGCTACCTCAAAGGAAGTCAGCTTTGTTCCTTTCTTCTTGTCGGTTTCTTTCGCCTTGCCGGTTTCCATCCAGCGCTTTGCCGTTAAATCATCAACCTCAACAATCTCACCAACCTCCAGTTTGCGGAGGTTGGCACCGGCGTGCAGACTGCCTGACGTAATTTCTACCAGTGCCATGATTGCTCCTTAGCTTGATGCGTGGATAACAGAGTACTTGCTGTTGATGTCCTGCTTAACCATCAGGCCCATTGCGCCCCAAGTGCGCCAGATGTAGTCGCTGTTGTAGTGCGGGCGTGGCTCAGCAACGGTACCGATAGCCTGACCTACGATCGGGGCGACTACGCCAGCACCCAGTGGGATGATGACGATTTCATTGCCAGTCAGCTGACTGTCTTCTTTGATCGCCGCGACACCGGTGAGTTTCAGCAATTCAGCCAGAACCGTGCCGCTCTGGTAGTTATCAGAGAAGAAGCGTTCCAGGTTGGAAATGATTTCACCAGAAACGTACCAGGTCTGGTCCGCATACTGATTATTGATGCGCCGCATCTGGTCACGCAGTGCAATGGCACCGTTGCGGAGGTCTGCAGATGAGACCGCGGCTGAACTGAAGTCGATATTCAGGCCGGTTGCTCCGAGGTCGATTTGCATAACACGCTCATCGTCCTTCAGCCCTTTCCAGGTCAGGCCATCAAATACTGCGAAGTTACCTGCTTTGTCACGGAAGCCGTTGTAGATGTAATCCACGTAACGACGCTGCACATCTTCAACAGAGCCGCGCTGAGAATCTGCCTGAGACTGAAGCGCTGACGGGCTATTAAAAATCGGATCACGCCACTCGAACTTAAAGCCTGAGTCATGGATTGGCACCATTGTGCCGTCGAAGGTGTATGACTTGGCATCCAGAGCCGCACCAACCTGACCACTCATCGATGTGTGAGCCCAGCCACGGCCACCAGTACGAGCGTAGTCATAGCGAGACTGCTCCAGACGAACAGAGCGCGACAGAGGCATCAGGTCATTCAGCAGGGTGAACTCAGTGTTCGGTTCAAACTGCTGCAGGACAGTGGTGTCATAGGCGCGGTACAGGCGGCGGATGTCATCTACCGCGTTGACAGCATCAAGGCCGGGTGCAGACTCTGCGTCACCACGCCAGTTAGCGCGAGCAAGGAAGTCAGCCGCAGCTTGCGCATTCGCTGTGCGGTTAGCTTCCAGAACACGAAACTGCGCCTGGTTCACGTCGAGATTACCGGTTTTCTCACCGATAGATTTTGAGAATACAAACATTCAGGTGCTCCTTACTTAATGACTACGCGCAGCAGATCACCTGCAGCTGCAGTGTAAGACTTATCTTCTTCGACATAGCAGCGAACTGCTTCGCCATCTGCCGCCGCTTTAACGCGTCCATTCGCAATAGAGAGCGCCTGACCCTTCGTGTAGGTACCGGCTGCAGCGCGCACGTTCAGGAACATGCCTGGCTGTGGCTGAATGCCAACAACCAACTCACCTGCGGGGATCACATCATCAACTGACAGACAGCGCAGGTAGTCTTTGTTTGCTACATAGAGAATTGCGCTTTCGGCACCAGCAACGGATGCTGTGAACTTGTCTGCAGCACTGAAGAAGCCAACAGTCCCAGGGGGAGTGGCTGCTGCCGCTGCACCTTCGCGATTCAGAAGCGGGTTAGGAAATACACCGCCCGCGTGAATTACATGCTTTCCATCTTTAGCCATCATTTACTCCGGCATTTCGCTGAATGATTGATTTGAGTTAGCCTGGCGGAATGAGCCATTCAGGCCGGTAGTTGTCTGGCACTGCGCGTACAGGCCATCGAGCGCTGCACCATCGAGAGCGTTGACGGCCAGATCGTCCAGGCCAAACTTCGCTTTCACGGCATTGCGCTTTTCGCCCTTTTCTTTGTCGGCGTTCGCGTTGATCTGGGTGTTGATTGCCGACACCTGATCACTCAGCAGCTTGGCCCAGCCCGGCATCTCTTCAGAGTTGGTCGCTTTCTCTTTGGCTTTCTTGTCGTCAGCCTCTTTCTTCTCCCGGGCGGCTTTCTCTTCCGGAGTTTCTGTTTTTTCAGCGGCCTTTTCGGCTACCATCTGGTTATATGCGTCCATCAGCTCCGCATCGGTTTTGCCATCAGTCGGCTTACCAGCAGCTTTAAGCGCGTTTACGATCAGGTCTTTCATCGGATTGTTTTCTCCGTTGGTTTTAATTTCGTACTCAGTAGGTTTGCGCACGACTTCTTGTGGTTCGCCGACGAATTGGGTTACCTTCTTTATCGGTTATCCAGTAGAGGTGATTCAGGCGCCATAACTTATCTCGCAAGAGATTGAGATGTTCAGGCTTCATGCTCACCCCTTCGCGAGATCGTCCATCAGGTCAGAAAGTTTCTTCGATGCTTCATCACCGGTCGGGCCGTCGATGTCATATGCCTGACGCTCAAGGCCAATCAGCGTTTTCAGCGTGTCGGATAAATCTTTCATCGACTTTACCCGACCAGGCATGCTGATAACCTTGTGGTAGATTTCGTTGAGCTTGTCCTGCCCTTTGTCGTCAGGGCTAAGCATCAGATCGCCAAGCTGTTCCAGTGCCCCTACATCAGCGCACTGCGCTTCGAGTTCACCAAACAATGAACTGGCAATGTTACGTGCGCGTCGAATGTCACCACGATGTTCCATGCGGACGTTGGCGATTACCTCAGCGTTGGCCTCGATCAGTATCCGCTCGTTGGTAGCCGTTTCAGTGGATACCTGTTTGGATACCTCACGTTTGGATACCAGCGCATCAGCCTTGGCTTTGATCTTCGCCTTGAGGTCTCGCTCCCAACCGTCACGTTTTGCACGCTTGTTTATCGCGCCGTGTGTGATGCCATGCTGTGAAGCTATTTCGCGGATAGACATCAAGCCAGCCCGGTAAGCCGACTCGATGGCCTCCCAATCTGGTGATGCCATATGGAATCCTTAATTCATCGCTATTAGGGGATAACCCTCACAATAGAACAACCACCATTCACGGCAGGTTGAATTAACTATGGAGGACTTATGATTGGTAAATTGATTGATCTGGCTATTGCATATGCAGACGTTGTGGACCTGGTTCTGAGCTTTATTCTTTCCCAGTAGCTTCTGGCACGCATTCAATCTTGAGTACGTCAACAGGCGCTAGGTATATCCATGCGCCATATTCCCGATCAACGTCAATGAAGCCATTAACCATCTCAGGCTGTGATCGGCTCATATTCCTTCATATGGAGAGCATAATTCAGTTATCATTTACGCATTGATAACGTGCATAAACTATTCATATGGACAACGCATTTGTAGTAAGAAGGGCTTCGATTAACTCACGCCCACAGTGGGCGCTCATAATTCACAGCATCAATGGGTACTGTGTATGCGTGGTTGATAAGGCATTCCCGATAGTGGAAGGTCAGGAGTTGTCACGCCATCCCACTCATAGGGGAGTGTGGGTGCTTTCAGGCAGTGATGTTGTTTTCCCGTCAAGCGTACATGGCGGGATGAGTCTTAACGAGGCTGAAGGGGCAATTTCACGTATCGCCAGATAAAACCCCATCCATGCCCATGCCTTTGGCGTATTTTATGACTATAGCCTTCCTGCCATTACTCCAATAAAAAACCTCCCGAAGGAGGTTATCGTTTGTGAAGCAGTCCGCCTGGCTGTGATTCTTTATACAGGCGCTGGCGAATCTGCTCGCTGATTATTTTTGTCAGGCGATCATCATGTTCATCACTGCGCTTATCAACACTGACGCCGATCTCCATAGCTTGATAAGAGGTATTGCCGTTGAAAAATGCCTCACTCATGAAAACCTGACCGTTACTGATGATGCCAAAGTCACCGAGAATCTGTGCAGCATCATCTGATGATTTCGTGCTCAGCTGAACCGGCTTTGAACGCTTGCCGCTTCCGTTATCAAGAATTACTGACAAGGATATATTCTTTCCTGCTGGTACGCCTGTTACTTGATAGGTGCAGTCCGGGTAGTTAACTAAGCGGCCCTGTAAAGTGACTTCTTCGCCGTTTTCATACTCTGCTCTGATGCTTGCCCGCCATGCATTATCAGCCTCTTTCGGCCAGTCCCACTGAACTTTAGCGCCCCATAGGCCGGGAGTCGCGGATACATTCACGGCACCAGGCAGTGAGCGCATGTCAGTTACGAGCAGTTTTTGAGGTAAATTATCAAAATCTCCTTCTTTCAGGGTCGGAGTGCCATCAAGGTCGTAGCTTGCACTGCCGCTTTTTGTGGAAAGGCTGTAGCCTTTATCTCCAATCACGATATGCAAAAAGTCTTTTTTATGGCTCATCAGAGTTTCCCGCTGGCTAGATATAATCAACCCTCGGCAATGGTGAGACCACCAGCCGATGATTCATTGTGTTTATGCTGAAAAGTGAACTCACTGAATGCAGTTTTCAGCACAAAATAAATACCGCCCGCAGGCGGCTGTAATTCACCGAGAAATTGAAGTGATTTCGGCTTCTGATAAGTCTCTTCGTAGGGAAAATGAATGTTCACCCGCCGTGACAAGTTCAAATTTACCAAGAGAAATGCGTGATTCAGAAACTTCTATGCCCGCCGCTTTCCCGAGATTTTTGAAAACCCGACCGCTTATATCTTCTCCATTGAAGTACAGGTAAAGCTTATTACTTGTCTCATCGTAAAGCTTACGCACCTCTATAGGCCCTGAAAACAGCCCTGCTATTTCGACAAAACTCTTTTGCATAAACCTAATCCTCATGAGTAATCCAAGCATCAGGTTAGATAATAAACGATAGCGTGTAAAGCACTGTTTTTATTGACGAATACGTCAATACAGTTCCGCAACGCTTCACAGCGTGGCTAACCGCTGGGAAAATCTAAGGGCTGCCAGCAGGCAGCAAAACGCGGTGAATATAAAAAGACGCTCACCCAGCAGATCCGGCTATCGGGGAGTTACAAGGACTTCAGTAGGAACTTGGGCAGCTTCAATCAACCGCAACGGAGTTAGACATCACCTTGGATGCTTCAAGACAAAAGAAGAAGCATCAGAAGCAAGAGATAACTTTGCTAAGGCATTAGATGGCGAATTCTACTGCGAGCAAAAAGACAAATCAGAGCTTGAAGGAGCCACAGCATAATGCCAATCAACACGATCACAATCGCAGGTAATGTCGGCAAGGATGCCGTTCTGCGCGTCACTCCAAACGGAAAACATATTGCTTCATTCTCTCTGCCGGCCAAATCAGGATTTGGCGATAACGAGAAAACCTCGTGGCTGCAATGCAAATTGTTCGGCGCCATGGCTGAGAAGCTGTCGGCATCAATCCTGAAAGGTGCGAAGGTCACAGTTACCGGCGAGTTTGTTCTGGAAGAATGGACAAAGGACGATGGCACCAAAGTCTCCACGCCAACCATTCTCGTACGGGATATCGACTTGCCACCAAAGCAGAACGGCCAGCAGCAGAGTCGGCCGCAGCAGTCGCGTGGTCAATCTACCGAACCTGACTACGACACCTCGATCCCCTTCTGATTTAACCTAACAATAAGGCACCGACCATGAACCTCACCGAACCTTCGGCGGACTCTGCACGCCCTGATGAAGCCGAATCACAACGGCTTCACAGGTTGGCTATGCGGGACGCACAGCAGCAGATTAACGCCCGGTACGGTGAGCGGTGCCGGATTGAATCACGGACGAAGGAATCACTAGAGCAACGGCGCAGGGAGCGCGCCACGAAGGAATACGCACGACAGGCAGCTTTCTATCCGCAGCTGCCACGCATCGTTATGACGAAGCCTGATGTTGTCTGGAATGACTATCAGACAGAGCTGCGCGGCCGCTTTGGTGCCGCGGTGCAGGACTAACTATTTTCGCCGCGGCATTGAGCCTGACAGCGGCATAAGGGGTAAGAGATGGATTCAGCAGTTAAGCAGGCACTTTTTAATAAAATTCAGGCTCTGGCGACAGAATGCCATCAACTTGCATGCTCGATTGATGTAGGCGATGAGCGCACCGAAATGTTTGAAGTTTATGGCGTACTTCATAACCTGACCAGGCGGGGCTATGCCGAGCAGGTCGGACGCTCAATGAACCCATTGCTCAGCTTTAATGATGGTGATGATGAAGAAGACTTTCTCGACGAGGATGATGACTAATGCTAACCGGCTTTGTTCTGCCTATCACATCCACCATCCATGCTATGCCCGTTAGTGAGAGGATCTACCCTACTCTGGCAGCGTGTTAGGCGGTGAAGGTACGGATACTTGATCGCCGTCCCAAAATTGTACTGGATTGTGGTTAAAAGGCCGATATTGATAAAGTTTTCTGTATTTATGTCCGATAAATAGTTAAGAATTTATATATTAACTACAGGAGTAAAGTTTAATGTCCAACTCAATTAACAAAAGTAAAAATCCACTACCTGCGATAGCTCAAGACAGCAAAAATCCACCGCCACCTACAATCTTTGTTCGTCCTGCACCTCCACCAATGCCTCCGAAGCCAGCGAAAAAGTAAGCTATAAGGAGTTTCTATGGAGGCTGTAAGTAAAGATGTATTTGACATATTAATGCTATTGTTGCCAGGCTTTTTAACTGCTTGGATTTTCCATGCATTTACTGCCTATCCCAAGCCGTCACAATTTGAGAGAGTAATACAAGCTTTAATTTTTACGGTCTTTATTCAAGCTTCCATTTATTTGATAAAGCCATTGCTTATATGGTTAGGTAACTATCACAGTTTTGGCGCATGGACCTCTGAAACTAAAAATTTATGGTCGTATTTTAGTGCGTTTATTATTGGAATAGTATTTAGCACGTTGGCTAACAACGATAAATTTCATGGTGTTATGAGGTACATAAAGATCACGAAACAAACTTCCTATCATTGTGAATGGTTCGGAACTTTTAACGCTAATATAACCCATGTAATATTACACCTTACAGACGATAGAAGAATTTTTGGTTGGCCTGAAGAATGGCCAGCAGACCCTGAAAAAGGACAGTTTATACTTCGCAATCCCTCTTGGGTGACAGAGAGTGGTTATGAGGACATGCCCACAGTTAAGTTTATTATGTTTAAAGCTTCAGATATCAAGTGGGTAGAATTTATGCAAGATTATCCAGAGGTGAAATATGTCGAGAAAGATTCCGAATCCTCCCCCCTACAAAATTCCGAACCGTGATGGAGTAAGAGGTGGAAAAAATCCGCCCCCCCCTACTATTTACGAGCGGCCAGCGCCTCCACCATCACCGCCGCCAGGAAAAAAAGCTTAACAATGCCCCGCCTCGGCGGGGTTTTTTATTGCCTATAGGAAACCGAAATGACACATCCAGACCCTATTGATGAAGCAGCAGAACGCGAGCAGCAGATGATTGAGATTGCCCTGGCTAACCGCAAGCATCCGGAGATGGTGTTTACCGGCGCCTGCTATTACTTCGAAGAGGCGGTGAGCACTGGTTGCTTCTGTTCGGCTGAGTGCCGGGAAGACCATGAGCGCGTTGAGCGCGCTAAGCAGCACAGGAGAGTGGCATGAGCAATATCTATGCTGACTGGCGCATCACTCTCTATACCGAATGCCCTGTGTGCGAAGAATATTTCGATTTAATCGAGCAGGATGACGACTTTTGGGTTGATGGCGGAAGAGCACAGATTTTCGAACACGATACGCCGCGAACCACTGATGTTGAAGTTGAGTGCCCCGCCTGCGAACACAAATTTAAAGTCGATTTCTGTCACTAATCCCCCACCCACCCTATTAACTATCGCGCTCTGCGTGAGGAGTTGTTATGTCTGAAAAGTATCGACTCATCTACTGTGATCCACCCTGGTCGTACAGCAATACCATTAGCAACGGCGCAGCGTCCGACCACTACCAAACGATGCCGATCGCAGATATTAAGCGGCTGCCGGTTTGGGATATCGCTGCCGACAATGCAGTACTGGCGATGTGGTACACCGGCACCCATAACGCCGAAGCAGTGCAACTCGCAGAAGCCTGGGGATTTAAGGTTAGGACGATGAAGGGGCTCACCTGGGTGAAGCTCAATCAGTTGGCCGAGCAGCATATCAATAAGGCGCTCGCAGATGGTGAGGTGAGTGACTTCTACGACTTTTTGGCGCTGCTGAACACGCAGACGCGAATGAACGGCGGCAACTACACCAGAGCCAACACAGAGGACTTGCTGATCGCGGTGCGCGGCAGCGGAATTGAAAGGGTTAACGCATCAGTGAAGCAGGTCATATACAGCCCGCTTGGAGAGCACAGCGCAAAACCCTGGGAGGCCCGCCACCGGCTGGAGTTACTTTACGGTGATGTGCCACGCATCGAGTTATTCAGTCGCGGCGACGCAGCAGGGTGGCATCACTGGGGGAATGAAAACCCCCGCAATGATATTGAGTTGCTGCCCGGCGTTGCGATCCCTTCCGGTAAGAGATCGGATGAAGCAGCATGAACACCATCTGCGACATTACCCGCGGCGAGTTCACTCTGTGGCTCGTCGTTTTTATTTTTATCGTGCTGGTCTGGAACCGGCCCTATAAGGAGTAGATATGGAAAACGTTGTTCAGCTGATGCCGAGCAAGTGGGTATCTGAATCCGTGCTGATGACCATAACTGGCATGAAGAAAAACACCATTAAAACGGCTCGCGAAGTGTCATGGATAGAGGGTCGGGAATACAAGCACGTGTCGCCTGATGGCGCGCCGCGTGATAACAGCATGTGCTTTTACGACTGGAAGGCGATCGAGAAGTGGATTGATAACCAGCCAGCAGCGATTGCCAGGAAGAAATCTGCTTAAATGCAGATCCATTTCAACAGGAGAAGGCGTATGTCTGGATATCCGACAGGAGTGGCTCCCAACAAGAACCACCTTCGAATCTGGTTCATGTATGAGGGGCAAAGGCGGTGGGAGGCGATCGGCGTTCCCGATACACCCAAAAACAGGAAGATGGCTGGCGAGCTGCGTAGCAACATCGTTTACCGCATTAAGACAGGGACGTTTGATTACAGGAGTGAATTTCCGGATTCACCACTATTTAAGAACCAGGCTGGCTCATCAAAGGCGGTGCCTATCAGGGAAGTTGCGGATTTATGGCTGAAGCTCAAAAAGCCTGACTGGGCCAATAGCTCTTACATCACGACAGAACGCCGCGTCAGGGTGACGCTGGATATCATCGGCAACGGAAAGGACATCCGGTCAGTCATGCAGAAAGATATTCTCAACCTGCGCATTGAGCTTCTGAATGGCAGCTACTTTACTGGCAGGAAGATGAATATAGAAAAGAAAGGCAGGACGGCGGCCACGGTGAACTCCAGCATGGCAGACCTGAAAGCGATATTCGCCTTTGCTCATGGCAACGGGTATATAGAAGCAAACCCGATGACGGGCATCAAGCCTCTGAAGAAGTCAAATAAGCGGCCTGACCCGATCACGCGGGAAGAGTACCCTCGCCTCATCGCGGCATGCTCTACGCGCCAGACGGCAAACATGTGGTCTCTTGCCATCCTGACGGGGTTGCGGCATGGCGAGATATGCGCGCTGGCATGGGAGGATGTGGACCTTGAAGCGAAGAAGCTGACAGTCAGCCGAAACCTAACGCCACAGGGTCTATTCACGCCGCCGAAGACAGAAGCGGGAAACCGTGTCATATGCCTGATAGATGCGGCGGTCGATATCCTGCGTGACCAGAGGGAGCTGACACGAATGTACCCTCAGACCTCATTTACCTTTCATACCAGGGAGTATGGCGAGCGAATTGAGGAACAGAAGACATTCGTGTTCAATCCCAGCGTGAACGCAGTCAACGGCAGGTCGGGAGCATATTACTCAACAGAGTCACTCGGACAGATATGGACCGGCGCACTGAGGCGTGCAGGCCTGCGTCACCGGAAAGCATATCAGTCACGTCATACGTTCGCATGCTGGGCTCTCTCAGCAGGCGCAAACCCGAACTACGTTGCATCTCAAATGGGCCACTCCGATGCGCAGATGGTGTACCGGGTTTATGGCGCCTGGATGTCAGAGAACAACACGGACCAGCTATCACTCATCAACACGAAAATGAGCGATCTTGTGCTACATACGTGCTCCACTAAAGTGGCAGTAT